GTTATGAGATTAACAAACAGTTCACTTGAATGGTTTGGTATCTCAAAAATCATTGGATCATCAGACCTATATATTTTATAGGACATTGACAGATTCATCTTAGTGCCTGGTACTCGGTTGTTCATAATCTCTTTAAATGTGCCAGGTTTTGGATGGTTTTTATTGCTAGCAGGAGTGAATAAAAAAAGTATGAGGGTATCGTCTTGAAGTACATCAGAGGATACCCGTGCAGAAATATAATCACTATATTCATCACTGGAACCGTAAAACGAAGACATGATTCTAAAGTCATCGTTAATATCCAATGCCATTTCGTTTAAGGTTTCACCGCTGGTAGGAAAAAAAAGTGGGTTGTAATGGTTAAGTAGTCCTCTAATCGTCATACCACCCCCGAACCTTTGCTAACTCAGACAAATCTTCTATAGACCTGATGCAAAAATGATCACCACCGCACCTGCGAATTTTCTCGCTAAATTTAATTTCATGTTGATTTAGATTTCGATTTGAATCAAGAAGTAAAATGCAAGTGAGCCTACCTTTAATCGCGCCTATTATCATGTCTTTTTCTGTGGAGTGATCGAAAAATGTAGACTTAGGTAGCGATTTTAAAAATGATTTCGCCTGTTTTTTTGTAATCATTTTAATCGCTCCAACGAAAAAACCTCACAACACTACAGCATCGTGAGGCAGGTATCAAAATGGAGATAACCTTAGCCTAGCCATGTTACAGGGTTTCCGCCACGAAAATCTACGTGGAAGAAAGTAGAATAGATCCCAATCGAAAGGCCAAGGGCAGTCGCTTCCTTTATAAATTTCCATTTCAAATGAGCATCCCAACCGTGGGTGAGCACATCCATTGCGTTGCCTAATGTGTGCTGAGAGTTTTTTACCCCACCAATCGACTCTTGGTATAGACGACACCGATAAAAACCCCCACCACGCTTGTCGAGGTTAAATGGAACGTTCATCAATTTACGAAGCACTTCAACACGATTGATAAATGCCTGTTCAAATATAAATGCATTGCAGCATGGGCATTGCATGTTATCTGTCACCGAATTGAAGTGCTGGCTAATCTGTGTCATCTTCTAAAGTCTTCTTTGTTTGCTTTGGTGTTTTCTATCAAAGCTTCTGTGTTCTCGTCCATAGTTTTATCAAGTCTAACCATCGCTACAGTGATATCTGAAAGCTTTTTAAGGCGAATAGCTGCAAGTATAAGGGCGATAGCAGCAACCCACCCTTGAAGCCCACCAGGTCCCCCTACTAGAAACTCCAATGCCCAGTCTATATTTACGTCGATTGACTCCATGGTTCAAACTCCGCTAGGCTATCCAATTTTGATCTTGTTTTATCGTCTAAAAGTGTGCGGTCAACGGTAGCCACAAGGCGGCCATCGCTATCTTTTAAAAAGTATTTTTCTCGCTTATGTTCTATTGTAGCAAATAAAAGCTTGAGGCACCTGATGTTTTCTACGTAGACAACTTCCCCATCGGCATTTTCGTATGCAAACATTGTGATCACCCTTTATTTTTCTTAAGTTTTAAAAAGGTTATCATAATGCTAGGAAAACTGTGCATGCCTTTAAGTTTTTTTTACTGAGCGATCACCCACACAAGCTTAGTGAGGTTCTTAAGGGGATGCGCCACTACCCTACCTAAAAATATTTGTCCAGAAAAAATCTTTCTCACCAACACCAATGAATTCAAATTTGTCACTCATCATATTCTTAAAATGACCAGGACTTTTTAGCCAGCCGTCTACAGCCGCTCTTGGCGTCCTATGACCACAAGCAACGTTTTCCCCAAAGGCTCTAGTACCGCAGTCTTTTGCCCTTTGCCAAGGACTGGAACCATCCGTACCATCGTGCTGGCAGAGACCTTTAGGGCCAACATCCTCAGAGTGTCTTTGTGCTGCACAATTTAATTTGGGATCAACTTTTAAAGGCTTGTGTCCCCTAGCAACACGTTCCTGGTTTATAAAATTGACCATTTCCTTCAATTGTTGAGACAGCTCACCATTGCCACCATCTTCACAAGGAAACACAGGACTAGACAAAAACATCAAACAGATTAATAGAATTCTCATGATTCAAGCCTATCTAAAATTGATTTTTTTCTATAGTTGCAAATATGGATAACAGATGTTGAATAAGAGTTTGGATCTTTACAGATTGCAAAACCGCACCCTACAGCTACAGTCGATCGACTAACAATCCGCTGCAATTGGTAATGGTTTCCACTAGCCCATTTGTGTACTACCTCTTTAGGAGTCGATAGCATTGATCCCCACGACTGGAATATGTTTTCCACGTCTATAGGCAATACATCCGATCTACATTCCTTGGCTAGCTCGTTAGCTTGTTCTTGTGCAGTTAGTGCTAATAGGTTATCCCAGACAATAGGCTTTACATTTGCCATGTCTCTTATTTGATTGTGGGCTTTTAAATACTTGTCTTCAAGTTCTTGACGCAACAATGATTCACCATATTCCTTGACGTTAATACAAGAAACAGCGAAAAGCACAAATATCATGCAAGCTAAACGCATAAATCACCCTTAATTTTAGAATTGGCTTACTAAAATTTTAGGTGATTTTGCTTTGGATTGGAAGGTTTTAGTTTCCTAGTGGGTAGAGTTCTTGGGCTACAAATTGAATCGCATTAGCTGTACTAGGAGTACCTGCCGTACCATTAGTATGTGGACGGATTATATCACCCTTATTAATCTTTATCGTGCAGGATACATTTTCATAATCAGTTGTAGTTCCTTCAGTGCATACAAGGCGCTCCGAAGCTGACAATGATGTAATATCCGTAGCTACAGTGCCGTTTAAAGAAATACCAAAAAACAAGCTTGCACCATCAGTTCTATCGGTGTAACTAAAGCTTGCAACCATGTCCCTATTAGCGGTTATGGAAGCACCATCATTAGCATCCAATGCTGTAGTAAAAGCATCTCCAGATTCGACCTTGTTTGTGAATAACCTGATCTTAGTATTAACTGCACCGAAACCATTACCAGTATCCAACCGCACCGTTCCATTAGGGAAAGGCAAACTTGCCTTGCGAGCTGAGTAGTCTGAAATCTTTGATATTTCTAGGTAACTCAACTCTGACAGTGAGTTAATAGTCTTAGATACATTACTGGAAACAAAGAAAGTGTCGCTAGGTGTTAGGTAAACCTCCGTACCTAATGCTAATACTTCGGACGTTGAAGAAAGCCGCCTCTCGACAGTATCTCCACCCCCATTACGATTAACATAGATTAAGTCTTGGTCACCAGCCACCCGTGCTACAGTCCACTGGTTTCTTGCCGTAATCGTATAAGTACCTGCTACTGGAACGGTTATCCGACCAGATGAGTTCGTCCAATCACCAAATGTCTGGTGTGTTGTAGTATCCTCAGTGTCATAAGGTATAGGGTTTCCAGCAGTGAATGCTGTATTGCTCGTCATGTAGTATCTGACTCTAGCATTTTCATACTGCACGTCAGAAGCAGTGGGTGCTGAGCTGTTGAAGTCAGCCCAAGTTGGTTTGGAGGCGAGAGGTACATCAAATGATGCCCCTACGAAATCCATAGCAGAACCGTTTGCTTCAAAAGTCATTGTAGACGCGCCGTTATCCGCCGTTGCTCTTGTCGCTGCATAATTATTTACACCGAAGTCAGAAATCTGTGCTGCCACTGGGTGGTGTTCACCAGATGCTGTAGTCTTAAATGTAACGCCAGATATGGTCAGCGAAGGCGCAGTCTTGGTTGCTGAAAAAGTACCTGCGAAGTTACCCAGCAAAAACCAGTCCCCCGCTATATCTTGGTAGGGTCTAAGGGAGGAATAGGTTGTTGACCAGTCTGTGCTAGTTATGGTGAAGTCGCCATTTGCCTCGCTGTATGACTTACCAGGTAGGTTAGCACGCGTCTGACTAACGGGCTCAATAGTGATACCACTCAAACCAATGTTAGTAGGTGACGCTGTAGCCGCCTTAAGATGAAACTCATAGTCATTTGTAGCGACAAGGGGAACGTCTAAATAATAGGTTCCGGTTCCTGTAATGGTGTCCTCATCACCGACATACACTGAGCTAGTGACATTGTAGACCTGTATTTTATACTCGCCATTGATTGAACCTGAGATATCAAGGACTGAAACTTTAGCCCGGCCAAAGGTTCGTCCATCAGCGTCATCAATACCAGTAGCTTCAATGGCAAACTCTACGGTGTCTCCAACTGTTAACGTGGAGCCGCTTATTTTAAAAGCAGTACCCTTTGTTTCCTCTGGTAACTCGGCAGCAGTGGTAGTCCTTGCAATAGTCCAAGAGCCAGTTGTAGCTGTATTCGTAACATCAGATGTATGGTTAACAGCAGCGTCTGGGTTTAAAATATAGTTTTTGCCAGTGCCTCCTCCACTACCGCCTGTAGCTGGTGCCCATGCAGCATCAGTACCATCTGAGGTTAGAACAAACCCGGAGGAGCCTATAGGTAGCCTGGAAGCGACATTAGAGGCATTGCCCACAATGGTGTCGCCTCTAGTGGTGATAACATCTGCCTGTTTACCCTCTACAGCAGTTTCTAGTTCCTGCATACCAGCCTTAACACTGCCATTGTCTGATATTGTCGTGCCGGTAAATGTGCCTAGGTTAGTATCACCATCACTAGTTCCCTGCGTAGTTCTAATGTCTGCTATGTCAGATGTATTTGCCCAGATATTACTGGTGTTAGTTGAGATATTAGTCTCGGCAGTATCGACACGCCCTTCGACCTCGTCAATTGCAGCTTGAACATCAGTAGCGGATAGGCCAGATGTAGCATTGTCGTAAACACTCTCGTCAGCCTTGTGGTACTGCCATGCAGCGTTTTTATAGATTCTGACTTGCTGGTCTGTAGAGTTGAAGTAAGCATCACCTTCACTACCAGCGCCATAAACCGCTTCATATGCTGCATCATTTGCAAATACTTCAAAAGAAGTAGAAGAAAATCCATTCTGAGTCGGGATTGTTACGTTAGCTCCAGAAATATTTGATAGCTGCCTGGTTATCGTCGTCATTTTATTTTCCTTCCTGAAATAGCCTTGCCTAACCGTTTTAAATTTATACTTGTAACTATGATGTCACCATCGAAGTCTTCATGACTGATCGTGACATAATCACCTAGCTCTACCGATATGGAGTCATCTAGAAGGATAAATGAAATTAGGCATTCTGGCTTGCTATTAAATTCAGCAATTTCATCCCACCTTGTAGACGGTTTTTCTGTCAGGACATGTGGGTGTGTAATGGCAGAATCAATGCCGTAGATTTCAGTCACAGAGTTATCGGTTTTTCTCTCGAAAACATCGCTGCGATATCCTGAACCCTTTGCATAGATTGGCTCAAAATCAGTGTAAGCATAAAGATTGTTACCAGAATAGCGAACATTTACATTGGTCAACTCTGAATCTGTCAAAGTGATGGTTGGGCTAGGATTGAGATCAACATCACCCATGTAAATCGTAGAGTTATCAAGGGGAATTCTATTATAAGTTAATAGGCTTTTATTAAAATTACCTATTACCTCATTTAGGGTTGGCATATCCTTGTTATTACCAATCTGAGCACAAATCTCATACGGGTAGCTACTAGCAATGCTTGAAAAGCTTGAAGCATCGCAGGTCAAATCATGTGACTCTAAAATATATTTTAGAGAGTTTGCGAAAGTCATTGAGCCAGTTAGGCTTGTGCATACAACATAGGTGTCGCTGGTTAACATAGCTGCACCAACGTTGATTGTAACTAACCTATGGCCCCCAGGAGTATTCTGATAGCTGAGGGTAACATTTGCAGGATTCCAATTAGTAGGAGGCATATAATTACCGCATATATGCAAGGTCTCGTCGTAGGTGTACTGATCAAAATTAACACCTGCACCGCCTCCACTTACATCATAAGACATTATAACACTACCGCCTGAAGAGTTATAAGTCCTGCCACTCAGATAAACTAAGCCAGTTGTTCTAATTCTGACAAATGCCTGTGGAGTTATACTGCGAGCACCGAAAAGCGATGCATCATACTCGGAAAATTGAGCGCCTGTTTCTGCGGTAGTCACTACATTAGTGGCAAGGGCTTGCCCTGCTGGGATTCGGCAAACTATCCCAGTCGATGTGCTAGTCGGAATGACTTTGCAGATAAAGCCTTTGCCTACTCCAAAAGACGAAACATTCCCACCTTGAAATGGCACTAGTGGAGGAACGCCAGCATAATTATATGTCCCTGTAGCAACGGTTTGATTTTGATCATCTTCATATGCCATTCTATCGCCGATTACAAATGGAATAGTATAGCCATGATATTTTTGATCAATCGCAGCACCGTTATAAAAACTAGAACTATGATTTGGATCTATTTTATTTAGGTAATCAGGATCGCCAAAGGTGCATTTTGAATTTAAAGCCGAAGTAATATTCTTGATGACTACAGTGATTCGGCCTCTCTCAATAGTGTGGCCATTACAGATAGCCTGAAATATTTTGACATCATTTTCATAGATGATTATATCAGTGCCGATAAAATCTATGGAATTTTCTAATAGATCTTGCCAAGTCCCTAGTGCTGTAATGACAATGTTTGATATCTTATATGTAATCCTACCAGTCTCAAATGCTCCGATAGAGGAACCTATGGAAGGAAACCTAGCTAGGCGCTCGTCATAGAAAACCTCATCACTCAAGGCATTTTCAGGATCTTTTGGAGCATGCTTTGAAGCTGTTCCGTCAATCATGTATAAAATAAATCTGGCCTTGACGGTTCCAGTTGTATAGGTGGGGATTGAGACCGCCCCAGATGACCAAGTAAAGGCGGTATCTACACCGTCTATCCAGACTTTATCGACCTCATATTGCCAGCTAGCAGTTATTCCAGACATTGAGCTAGTTAAATCAACAATGCCTTTCGTGATTATTTTATAAACTCTAACGGTCATTTAAACCATCCCTGTTAGCTGACCAGCAATTGGGCTAGCTTGAATCTGAGAGTCAGTGAAAAAACCCATTTTTGTAGGCCAGTCTCTCACTATGCCAATCCAAGTAGACTCTGAAAACGTATAATTTGTTAAGGCTAGTTTGAACCTATAAGTATCGGAAGCTGCCATAGGAAGCCTTGGGGAAAACTCGAACTGAAACCATCCATAAAAGTAATCGGTATCTCTAGGTATACTGGCAACGGTAATAGCCGACGATGTTGCGACAAGTACATCGCCAGTCGTATAGGCTTTTACATTCATATAGGTCGTACCTGGAACCGCGCCATATTTGAAAAGCTGTACCCCAAGGTAACGGCCTTCATTTTGGGTGTTAGGTGTCAAATCGAAAAGGTGTAGTTCCTCATCTACATAGATACTTGTAACGATATCGTCAGGCCAGCTATTAAAATTCATTAGATGACCTCATTCATCGCAAATGTTGAGCTATATCTATTTCTAGTGATATGCCTAAATGTTGGCGGCCTAGTGAAATACACAGGCAAAACCGTAAAATCATATGTTTCTAATTGTTCATTAGGGTCTAGAACAAAAAGGAATGGGACATCTCGTCTTAGCTTTCTAACAGTTAGCATCAACTTGTCCCTGTCATCCAAGGTCATCACTGTCATCGATATACCAGATAGTGTCACCGAATCAGTTCTACGCCTTGAGAAAACTTTGCCAGAATCAGACCTAGCAATGAGAGTGTTATCAACTACCGATATGTTGAACCCCTTGGCAACGTTCCGATGCAAAATGACGTTGTCACCAAGATAGATGTAAGCTATGGCAACATCTTCAGGATTTAGACTATCGTCTACAACAATCTGCCAGTATCGGTATTGAACACCATCGGTGTTATTGGAATCCTCGAAATTGTAATAGACGCCTAACTCACCAACATTAGCCGAAACACTTAAAGGCTCAGTGCCGTCAAAAAGATTTATATCATTTGCCTTTATAGTGATCGTTGCTGCATTGCTTATTTTAAGATAGTCGTCAGATGCACCTAGGATTGCAAAAAATGTGATATTGGCATTAACACCCAGGTCGGCCTCAATTGTGAATGACTTTGTTCCAGGCTTATAGAGCTTTCCTCTATTAACTAAGTCATAGCAATTAACAAATGGAAAACTTACGTCCTCCGGTGCAATTATAGTAGCGGTTTCAAGTCTATTGTTTTCACATATTCTTGCGTTCTTATACATATTGTTCCGCTTCACTGTTAATATTAGTTGTTATTTCAGACCTTCCCGGAGTCGTAGAGATTGGAGTCGTATTCGCCACGCCCTCTCTCTCGGCCTTTGCTGCGGCTTCACGCTCACGTTGTTCACGCCTGTAAATCAGCCATTCCTCAAAGGTTTCAACGTTGATATCTGTATAGTCATTACCATCACCAGGTTTATTATGGTTTGGTAGTGAGATATTGCCAATGTTCCGACCGACTTTTTGAGTTTCGATGACATTATTAGAGGAAGATCCTTCGATAGATTCTAAGATATCGATCATTTCACCTAGACGATTGTAACTTAGGCGTAGATATTCACTACCCCCACCCATATCATTTTGGATATCTTTAAAATTCTTTTGAGGTACAACTACTTCACCTGGTGTAAGTAAGGCAGGTACCGAATCGACGCCTTTAATACCGCCTTCAACAAGACCGCCTTGAGCAAAAGCCTGAAACTTAGTCGCACGAATCTGATTTACCCTAGCAGTACCAGCAACAACTGCGGCTGCGGCTGCGGCTGCACCTAATGCAGGGCCAACAACTGGGATACCAGCAAGAGATTCATAAGCCTTAATAGCAGTAGAAGGAATACTAACAAGCGCTTGTGCAATTGAAGCGGCCTTGCCGATCTCAAATGCCTGTTTAGAACCTGAATATTGAAGTGAAGCGAGAGCCGCTAAACCAGCCTGAGTTGTTTGGGCACGTTGCTGCCAGTTTTGCTCCTCCCATTTCCGCTTAGCTTCATCGTCTTTTCTTTGGAAATTAAACTCGTCAGCTTTGGCCTTGGCTATAATCGCCTTTCTGTCCGCTTCCTCTTTTTTCTTTATCTCATTTAGTTTCTCAGCCTGTAGCTCGGCTCTAATAAGTTGAGCCTCCTCATAGAGTCCTTGTGACTCTAATAGGGCTATGTTCTTTTCCTCCTCTTTTAGGAGAAGGTTTTCACGCTCTATGTCAAGCTGTTCTAGTAAGATAGCATTTTTTGTATCACCAGCGGCCTTTGCATTAGCTATTTTTTGCTGATTAAGAATCTCAAGTTCTTGGTTTATCTTTTCAGTCGCAGAAACCTCTGCACCAGTACCAGCCGGTTCTACTGCTTCAGGTATTTTTTCCTTTATGGTGCCGTCTTCATTTGTCTCAGCTTTTAAGGTAGCGTCCCTAGCTTTTTTGAGGTCTGCTAGCTTTTTTTCTGTCTGGAGTAGTTCGGCATTCAGCCTTTTGGTTTCCTCAGTGGGATCACCAGCGAATAGCTGAAATAATAGGCCTCCCTCACCAGCCGCTTTAATTTGCTCATTAAGGTTTTCTATAGTCTTTTCTGTTAGAGCAATCTCACCATTGAAGCTTGATATCTTGTCTGCTTTGGTCTCTTTAGTGAATTCCCTGATCCATTTGACGGCATCTGTAAATGCTATTGTTATCCCTGTAGCCGCAGGCAATAGCTTTTTACCTATGTCAGCCGCTAGCAAGGAAACATTGTCGGATAAGGTACTCTGAGCCCCTGTGAACGTTTTAGAAAGGCGCTCCATACCGCCAGCAAATTGACCAGAACCAGTGGTCATAGTTTCAAATGCCTTGGAAACCTCATCTGCCGTTATTTTTCCAGCACTGATAAGCCCACGTATTTCAGTTTCAGCAACACCGAGGCTTTTAGCAAGCGTAGGCCCTAGATTGACTGACCTCTCGGCAAGCTGATTAAACCGTTCGCCAGTCAATTTTCCTGCGACTTGTATCTGGCCAAATATCTGAGATAGGTCTCCAATACTGCTACCAGTAGCAGCAGCGACTTCTCCAAGCTGTTTTAGCTGTACAAAAGATTCCTCAGTACTAGAACCAAATGCTAGTAACGTCTTATTGGCTTGAGCCAGTTCGTCAACTTGAAAAGGCGTCTGGCCAGAAAATTCAGCAATCCGCTCGACCTGTTCGGCTGCGGCTTCTGCGCTACCAGTAAAGGCTATGAATTGGGTTTCAAGGTCTTGAAATTTAGAGGCTTGATTAATGGCAGCTACAGAGGCAGTACCGATTGCAGCAATAGCAATAGCGGCTCCGGCAGCGCCTTTGGACATTATTGAAAAACCGCTTGAGGTTTGTTCCCCAGATTTTTCAGCCTGAGCGCCTAAGTCTTTAAACTCTTGTTCAAGTTTATTGAGTTCGGCTACCGCTTTTCGAGTCGCTACCGCTACCGCTATATTTACGTCTGCCATTTATCTTCCCTTAGATTTTAGCTTAGCGGCCATTGTTTCATTGTAGGCAGCTTTTATCGTGTAGACACGCTCAAAATCTAAATGATTAAAATCTGTGGCTTTCAAACCAAGATTTAAAGATTCAGCCTTAGCTATTAAATTGTGCAAGCTAAGACCTTTAATGGCTATATCCTTATCACTTTCGGCATCGAGGCCGTCTAGTGGTGGGAAGCCGATAGCAATATTGTTACCGACTTCCCTTAAGATTTTTTTTCATCGTCACCTATACTATCGCTGATCAAAGCTAAAGCTAGGTTGGATAAATCGTCAGCCATTGACCTATCATTTAGACAGTCCTGCCAGTCTTTTTTGCCCTCGACCTTTTCAATAAAAGGCTCCGTATTTTCTAAAGCCCTGGCAAGGCGGTAATAGCCAGACTTGTCAGCCTTTCCCCAACCGCACTTGTCTTGTAAATCGAATAGCTCAATCACATTAGGCAATCGAAAGTGAATCACGGTTCCATTTTTACATTCAATCTTAGGCATAAAAATCCTTTATAGCTGGCTGATATAAACATCTTGTAGGTCATTGTTCCCTACGATAGCGCTGCCAGCAAATTCTTCTACGATATAGCCGTCATTGTCTATGATATTTTTTGTTGTAATAGAAATCTCTGGACACCAAACCGCTTGGATTGTCCCTGGAACCCAGTTGCTAGCTGTTTTTTGACCAGTGACAAACATTAGTCCTAGAGTTTCATTATTGAGCATTTTGTAGGTTCGCTCAGCATCGTGCTTAGAAAATTTTAATGTTCCAGTGACTGCCACTTCCCTGGAAAGTACTACTGACTCATCGACACCACTAGTAGAACACCAGTTATTAATGTCAGTTTTTGGAGTGCTGATACTAATGTTGAAAGCCTGACCGCCAAAGCATAGGTAGTCATCAAAATCACCCAGTAGCATCATTGAATCCTTGACGACACGTGGGTCTGAGTCATCATAGCTAGGTGTTACGGCTGGTCCATAAGTAATAGCATTGTCGGCTGTGTAGGTGAGAGCGCCAGTGTCATCTGCAACAGTATCAAAACCGATTGCGTCTAGTTTATTAGCTGTATTGGCACCAGTGTTCCATAGCAGACTTAGCAAGGCACCATCTGTAGCAATAGTGAATTTACCTGTAGACTTGTCAAAGGTGCATGTGATCGTAGCCGCTTCACTGGAAGCACTAGCTCCAGTCATCTTAGAGGCAATAGCATCTGCTAGGTGATAAGGTGTCTGGTAAACCTTCTCGTCAAGGATAGCCGCCAAAGTGCCTACATTGTCTGCAAAATCGATGTATTTATTAGTAGCTTCAATTCTGATTGGATTTTCAGAAAAATTGATGCCTGCAATCTCAAAAACAGCCGTTGCTAAATCATTAGCAGGGTAATCAAGAGTAATCGACTGGGTTCTACACCCTGCGTGTGCAAGATGGTATGCACTTGAAGATGTAGACGATTGGAAGTCATGGGCAGAAAACGTAGGATGATTTTCGTCTACGGTGTTGAAAAATACTGCCTTACCTAGCCCCTTGCCCGATCCGGGTGCAGTTCCAAGGTTGAAGCCTAGTGTCAAAAGGTCAGGGGAGCCGGTGTCATCGATTGAGTAGATAGGTCTTACTGCATAGCCGTTGACATCGTCCTTGATCAAGATACACTGGCCAGCCTTAAGATCACCTGCTGCAACATCACCATCGGCAACGTTGATCACTGCGCGAGCCGTAGAGGTTCCTGCTGTAGAACCTGCGGCTGTAGATATTTCTGTAGACTTTACCTCAATACTTCCTAAGCAGGATTCGTAGAAAATAGCATCCTCAGGAGCTACACCTTCGGTGCCAGATGGTTTTATGTACCGATTAATAGTTCCGGTGGGTGCCTCTTTAGTAACAAAAGACTTGGAAGCTCCAATCGAGTTTCTTAGCTCATCGGATTGAGTCGTTTCTACTGCACCAATCAGGGCTGATCCTTCCCTAACAACATTAAAACTTGCAGCGGTAGGATCGACTAGCTCACCTTCCGTAGTCTCTTTAATAAAAGCCATTACTTTTGATTTAGAGCTAAAAGCCATAACCTACCTCTCTGAATATTGTATTTTGATATCTGATATAATCCCAATATATTGCTTCTGATATGTGTCATCTACAATATATTCTATACCGTTGTCGTTATCGTAATAAGCGTTCACACAAGTACCACTTAGAGTGCGGTCATATTCAATGGCTAGCATCAAGGCGATATGATCCTCCATAAGCGCCTGTTCTAAATCCTGCCTTTTATTTGCATCTAAACTAGCGTTGTATGAGTTTGTTAGAATGATTGTAAATGATCTCTTCATAGAAATACCATTACAAAACTCTGTTTGATCTCGTTCACTACTACCAAAAGCTGTAGCAAAACCTTTATTTAAATAAATATTGGGATTGTCAGCTACATCTGTGGAGTCAGATAGCTTGGTATAAGCAGGTAAAGTAGTGTTGATCAAGGCGTCAAGTGCGTCTTGAATAGCTGTTATTGTCATCTAGTGGCTCGGTTAATGGTTAAATTCTTTTCAAAGCGCTCTTTTTGCCCATTAGCATTTGCGTCTATATCATATTTTTTTATATTAATTGCCAAACTGTACATTTTCTGTGCAGCTTCAATCTCAGCTACATAGTTTTTAGCACCAAGGCCGTTCATAATGATCACCGCACATTTATGAACAGCCGCATCTTGTAGAGTCGCCACGTCTAGAACCTGACTTCTCTCAATGATAACAGATTTTTTAGTGAGGTCTTTTATTACATACTCAGATGCTGCAAGCCTTTGATCAAACCAATCCGCCTTACCAGTCTCCCATGAGCTAAGGAGTACCGATTGATTCAGGTGAGGATATTCGTCAGTAAGGTCAGACTCATTTGCCAATAGAGCACCTACATATTGCAGGTCAAATGAGACTACTGCGCTAAATGATATCCTAGTCCAATACTTGTCGTAGATGACAGGGCCACTAGCAAACTCAGTGAGAAATGATTCATCTGACGAGTCTGTAACTAAGTTCCAAGGCTCGTCTCGGTCTGGTGTAAATTGCAAAATACCTGACTGCGAAAGTGGGACACCAGCGGAATCTGTATAGTCTAACGTGTCTACAACTGCGTTCCACTGGGATGCTCCATAGTATTCAATAGACACTGTACTAGGTACTATGTTAGCCGTAGAAACACGTAGGTATTTATGGTTTATCGGAAAATAGCTACCGATATAAAGCTTGTCGCCTGCATCAAATGTCAAGCTTGCCGAACTAGAATCGTTTGTATTCACCTGTTTGGTAATATCAGTAAAGGACGATGCCGAATCGTCCCAAAAAAGTACTCTCTGATCAATATTACTTATCACGATACTACCTCAACATAATAACCAATTAAGGTCACATTACATGTAGCGTCATCTGTTCTGCCATTAATCCACACACCTGGACTAGTGATAAAATTTAAGGAACTAACGTTCCCCTTGTCTAGTCTGCCAATGTCTAGTGTCAAAAGCGTTTTAGATGAAACTAGGGAATTTTCACTGATTGTCGATTCATAAATTATAATCTGAGCACCATTCGTAGAACTCACGTTTTTATCAGACGAGAAAATGATGCCGTCTATTACAAATTGCTGCCTTGATTGTGGAATAATAAAATTAAAAGCCTGGTTGGCTACAGTCATAGATTGAAAGTAGCCTTCATTGAATTTCAATGGTGCGGTAATTAACTGACCGCGACTTGTAACCCCTGCCGTAGTAGAGGTTCCAAACTTACCATCTTCAATTTCAATAGTAATAGTCATAGAGTCCCACCAGTAGCCTCGGCAATATTTACATAACCACTGATTATAAATTGAATGTTCATGCTAGTGTTGCCAGGCGGTGGAGTAATGATGCAACCAATCGATTCGCCTTTAGGTACAAGCAACTGACCGACTGATATTACCCTGGCATTTGATGGGCTTTGGTAGCCTGATATCCCTAGGTTTCCGCCTGTCAAAGTATTGCCTTCGGCACCTTTGTAAAAATCAGCATCAAGCTCTCTTGCTGATCCCAAGTCGAGATTGAAAACGATATCACCATTCACTGCATTGGAAATAACGGTTCCGCCAGTAGGATCACCATATATATCAATGGTAGATACACCGCTACCACCTGTGCTTGGCCCAAAATAAATAATAAAGTTGTTTATGGTATAAACCTCATCCTCATTATTTTTAAAATAACAAACAGCACTTGGGTTTGCAGATGTTAGATTGATTGTGCCAGTGTTGAGGTTGTAACGACCGCCGAACTCTGTGACGTGGTTAGCTATATTTTCTGTTATAGCTGCCGTCAATAGCCGATTATTAGAATCTATACCGCACTCTTTACCACTTCCTAGACCGTCAAGGATTTTTATACCACCCATTTAGATATCCCCTTTGTCAATGAAGTAGAATGATATCCTAGCATAGGCTACACCTGCGACAGTGCTACCAATATGATTTATAGATATTGCTTGCTTAGTATCTAGAACCAAGCTGCCTTCTTTATTGTATGTAACCATTTCGTTTGCTTGGTGCGACCTATCTATTTCAGTAAAGCCAGATAAAACTAAAGGTGTAGAACCGCTATAGGCAATAGTATCGGCTAGTTTTGCTGTACCAACAAACATATTGACAGGACTAATAGCGGCTCCACCGCTTGAATATGTCCCACCAACGTTAATGGTAAAATATGCAGTTTCATTGGAAGCGGCTGCACCTGCGCTCATCATTCTTATGTAGGTGATTACTAGGTGTTTATCGCTACTAATATTTTCCAGAAATAATATAGGCTGGTTGGAGGTGTCTATATTGACCTGAGTAGATACCTGGTAGGCGTCTTGGTTTCTACGACTATAAAAGTTTTGACCGGCTGTACTAATGGTTTTAGTCGATAAGCGATTAGTAGAATCTACCCTAGCTAAGTAGCCCTGTCCTGTACCATCTTGAATGATATCTGGCATAGTTAAACCTAAATTTTGACATTGGTTATTATTGCTAAATAAAAATTCATTTTTCTTAACTCTTCTAAAATATCATGCAAATGAGATGTATTTATCTGCTGATCTATTTTATTCATCTCATAGGTTTGGATAACAGAATTTTCAGATGTTGCATCTGGACGAAACTTTACCCGCTCAAGGTCGTTTACGCTGTGTTTTTGATTTAAAGCCATAATCACCTCTATAAAATGAAAGGGGCTAAGCCCCTCTCAATTTCCTAAACTTCCTTGGCTTTTCGCCTAATTTTTCTGTCTGCCATTAGTATGGCAATATAGGCACCCGTTGGAAGGCTTAGAATTTGAACAATTGAGGCCGGAACATCGACCTTAGCCATGTTTTCCCTCAACTGATCAAACGAGCGTCCCCTAACCTCAATGAGGTTAGAGAAGTTGTTAATGTCCTGCATACAAATCCTTAGAAACTAGGTTTAACATTAAACCAAGGTTCTTAATGTGTGCTTGTCAGCACCGCTATGACCAAGGATACCACCACCCACAAGGTCTACAGATACCATGTAAGCGAATTCGCCTTGAGCATGCTTGTCAGAAACTTTGAACCTCGGCTCGTACTGCTGCACCCAGTATAGAAAGTCAGGGTGGAAAAACAAGCCTCTGTCAGCATTGCCGGAAGAGTTATCTTCGAATAGATTGAAACCGAATCGTCTCATACCTTTTTGGCCACCGACCATAGGCATATCATTTGTGAACTCGTTGCTGCTCAGAGTCGCATCTAAAAGTAGATCCTCCCAATAGCTAGTTCCAAGAAGCCCGTACCATCCTTTAGAACGCTCCCAGAACTCGTCTGCACCATACTTGCGAGCACCGGCAAGGACGGTTGCGCTCATGGTAGCGGCTATAGATGAAACAGTGGGAGCCACTAGGCCGTATAGGTAGGTATTGATTTGCTCGCTGATTGCAGCAACCATAGCAGCACGCAATTGCTGAGACCGTGCCGAGAGCGGATCAAGCATTGACTGAATGTCGGCTAGGTCGGCAAAGTCGGCAGAAGCAACAAAACGACGATTGGCTACAACCTGAACGCCAGTAGTAGTCACGGTTTCAGGAGTAAATGTCCTAGCGCCACCAGTTTTGTTGATAGTCAAAGTCTGGCCAGTCATCTTGTCAATTTGGTTTACCCTAACACTGTCACCAACGTCACGGATCTCGCCAGAGTAATCACGGTTTACTAGGTTAAGAAGTAGGTTATCTTGGTAGAGGTCATCCATAAATAGAGATGACCAGATGTCTTGGATGGTAGAGCTAATATTGGTAAGTTCAGTAACTGCCATTTTCAAAACCTCATAAATAAATTTTTAAATTTACTTACTCAGTCTTGAACAATGGCTTTTTAGCTTATTGGAGTCCTGGGTGATTTACCCTTTTTTCCTCTAGAGCCTTTCGCTTATCGTCTCGACTGAGTTTTTTCCACTCATCAAGCGATAACCTGTTTTGACTTTGGCCAGATTTCTGGTTAGGCAGTAGCTTAGCTAGGGGAGTTACCAACCGTGGGTGTTCTTGTTGGAACGACTCAACCACGTTTACCACGCTATCTGCTACAACCTCACCTGACTCCTCACTAATCATGATATTGTCAATCGGCAATAAACCCATATATTTGGGTTCAATATTTATGCCTTTTTGTTGCAGAAGACTCACCGCGGCGTTCATTTTCCGGTAGTCGAGTTTATCTTTAACATGACTCTGATTTTCGTGCATAAGGCGCTCTATTTCAGAGTTTTTCTGAGACAATAATTCTGTGAAGTTTTTCTCTTCCAGAAGTTTTTTCTCATTTTGTTGTTTGATTAACTCGTCGACTTCTTGTAAACGCGCATTAGCTTGAGCTAGTTTTTCTTTAGCTCTTTTCGCTTCGTCTACTGCCTTGACATAGGAGTCATGGCTAACTAAGTCTTTCCCTTTGCCACTGGCTTCGGGGTCGTTCCCACCGGAAACATTTGGTTGGTTATCTTCAGACATTCTAACTCCAATTAAATTGATATGTCAAATACCCTTAAGTATATTTTTTTTGACAAAGGTCGCAGCGTCCCTGATCTCAACGGCACCGAGGTACATAAAAGGTCTTCCCCTAGCCTCGTTACCCTCAGCTTTATCTGCTTCCTTGCCTGTTCTAAACCCTATAAAAAAACCTGTAGGCTTTACGCTTTTAAGTATCATGCTATCGAGCATGGTTCCCTGAAATGTTAAGTTGGAACTAGTCCCCGATGCTGCCTTTGGGTGTCTTTTGAATGCTTGCCTTCGTATAGCCCACTCATCTGAGACGTTTCTAAGTTTTCTTAGATTACCGCCAGACCTAGAAACACCTTTGCCCTCGTTTCTTGTGCGGTCTCGGATTGTTTTTATCGCAAAGCCGCCTAGTTTTTTCATATTCTGGGTACTTTTAATGTTTTTTATAAGATTTTTAAAAGTACGGTCAAGGTTTTTCGTGTCAACTCTGTTCGCCATTTAGTACCTCACCAACTATCCGGTTTACATCTTTTTGCAGGATATCAAGGAACGGCCTCGCTTTGCCTGGAATAGGATTGTCTTGGCCATAGGTTCCAAGGATGTTCCCCTCAGCTTTTCGTTCAGCCTTTGTACCTGCCTTGAAACCTAGAACAACCTCACCAGGTGACGACAAGCTTTTAAAATATTGCATCTTGCCCAGCATCTCTCTCGAGAGAGCTAAGTCCACTGGTCCAGATGTACTGACACCTTTGGACTTTGCATATGCCTTAGTGTACATACCCGCTTTACCAGACCAGCTATTACCATATACGTTTTTACCCTCGGTCGTGCGGTCGTTTATAAACTGCAACATAGCAATGGCTACATCGTATTGCTGGTCAGGTGTTAAGGTCTCGGGCACCTTGACTGTTATCTTCGTTTCCGTCTTGTTCCTCGCCATTAGCTACCTCGAACATGGCATTAAATGTCCTGTCTGCATCAATTTCTGCTAGCTTTTCGTCTATTTCAAAGTCGTCCCAATCAGGGTATAGCGCCTTCATTGCGCCACGCCTTGATTCTAGTTTTAATGATATACCCTCACCTAGTTCCTGCAATAGCTCCATTCGAGTTTGCATAGGTCTTGGTTTAGGAAATATTGTGATAACCTCAGCATCTGACGAGAAGATATCAGTGTTATCGATAGCACCATCAGCCACCCATCTTGGGTGATATACCTTGAGCAATTTATCCCACAGATTTTTTTCTACACTTCGATACTTTTCAATCTGCTTTACTCTCGATTCATAGGTGTCAGATTCATCGATCATTTTAGAAACACCACTAGCAAAACTATCGGCATTAAGA